TAGTGCCGCGCGTTACTCGCTCAGGCTACAGCGAGCGCCTCCGGATGTTGATGGCCTTGACGATGGCGTCGGGGTTCTCGACGGCCATGTCGACCTGGTTGTAGACCCGGACTTCGATGCGGTCGTAGTCCTGGTTGAACTTCGAGTACACCCTGGTGCCGGCCAGGATGGCCTGGATGAAGTTCTTGGGGTTGGCGAGCCAGATGAACGAACCCTCGGCGACCGTGTCGCCGGTGCCGGCGGCCACGCCGGCGTTGACGCCGACCGTCAGGCCGAGCAGCGCCATCGCGCTGTTGGCGCTCGGGGTCTGGAGGTCGATCTCGGAGGTCGCGCCTGTGGTGGGCGACTCGAGGATGAGCTGGCCGTAGCCGTTGTCGCGGGCGACGGACTTGCCGAGGGCCGCGTTGATCTGGCGGCAGACCTCGACCAGCTGGAGCGTGCCGGGGGTCAGGGAGAACTCGACGGCGCCGGCGTTGTCGACGTCGATTTTCAGGGTCTTGGCTGTGGCGGTGACGACGAAGGGCCCGAACTCGACGCCCATCGCCCAGCCGCTCGTGGCCGTGACCACGGTGACGTCCTTGGTGGACGGGATGAGGGGGACCTCGACGAGCGGGATGCCGTAGGGGCTGGTGCCGCGGCCCTTGAGGGCCTCGTCACCGACTGCGGTGAGGCGGTCGGCGACCAGGTCGAGCCAGTCGACCGAGATGACCTTGCTCACGAAGAAGCGGAGGTCCGGGTCGTTGAGGTACTGCTCGGGCATCGCCCGAATCATCTCGGCGAAGACGCCCTTGCTGATGGAGCTTCCGCCCACGTCGACGATGTGGACGCCGTTGGTCTTCTTGTCCCAGCCGTCGGCGCGCTTGAGGAGCTTCTCGAGGCGCGTGGTGCCTGTGATGGCGCTGTCGCCACGGATGGCGAGGAGCTCCATGTCGGTGCCGATGCGCTTGGACATCCCCTCCATGATCTGCTGCTCGAGCTGCTCCTTGGTGATGTTGCTCTGCAGGGCCTCGGTGGAGATGTTCCAGGAGCTGCGGACCTTCTTGGTGCTGATGGCGATCTTGTCGAACTTCGGCTTGCCGGTCTCGCCGGAGCCGTCGGTGTTCTCGTCGGCGGACTCGGTGACGGGCTCGCCGATGTGCATGCGGTCGAGCTCGACCTTCGGGTTGTCGACGGTCTCGACCCGGACCATCTTCAGCATGACGCTGTTGTCGCGGGCGAGCTTGATGAACTCGGTCTGCTGTTCGGGGTTGAGCTGACCTCCGTTGATGAGGTCTGAGGTCTCCAGGGTCTTCTGGATGACTTCTTCGTTGGTCATTTGACCTTCCTCCGAAAGGGTTTCCTGTGTTGCGCTTTGCTTTTGCGGTTCGCCTTACTCGGGGCGTGCTAAAACCGCGACCGGGTGTGTGGTTAGGCCTTGGGGGCTGCCAGATTGAGGAGGCCCTTGAAGACCTTCTTCCCGCTGGCGGCGGGCTTCTCCCCTTCCTGGCCCTTGAGGGACTTCGACCCAGCGGTGACTGCGCTGAGCTCGGAGACCTTCTTGGTCAGGTCGCTGACCTGCTTCGAGAGGTCCTCGTTGGACTTGAGTAGCGACTTGACCTGTTCGCCGCCCTCCTCGGGCTTGGCGGCCGGTGTGGCGGCCGGGGCCGCATCTCCGGCCTTCGCTTCGGGTGCCGCCGCGGGGGCGGGGATTCCCTTGGCGAGGGCGAGGATGGTGTTCCTCACTGTCGTGAGGGCCGCAATCTGGCTGTCGATTGTGGCGGCGACCTTCTTGGGGTCGAGGCCGGCAGGGAAGCCGTAGCCGTACTCGGCTGCCGCGCCCTCGGCGGGCGGGGCACCCTCGGCCTTGGCTGCGGACTTACCGGCTGCGAGGAGGGAGTTCCGGACCTTGGTGAGGGAGGCGACGATGTTGTCCACCATCGCGGCGGCCTGCTTGGCGTCGGTCGCCTTCTGGGTGTCCGGTGACGGCTGGCTCTTGGCGGCGATTGCGGCGTCCGTGAGGAACGCTTCGTCGACCTCGAGCGCGGCGGCTTCGGCCGCCTTGGTGGTGTCGGGGGCGGGTGTGGCTTCCGGTGTCGGGGCAGCGGCGGCAGGGGCCGCCGGTGTCTCGGCCGGCTTCTCGGACTTCTCCGTTGTGGCCGAGGGGGTGGCTTCCGGAGCCGCCGGTGTCCCGGACTTCTCCGCGTCCACGGCCTTCGCTGCGTCGGCCTTGGGGGCCTCGGCGGCTGGGGTCGGGGGTGTCGCGGGGGTTGTCTCGGGCGTGGTGGCGGGGGCGGTCTTCACGACCGTCTCCGGGGCCTTCCCCTCAGCAGGTGCTGCCTGCTCCTGGGGTTTCGACATGTTCTCTCCTCCGTCTTTGAAGGCGGACTTGATGTACCAGTTGATGGAACGCGCCTTCGGGTTTGCGGGTAGGCCGACGATGGAAACTTCGAAGGCCTTGAATCCGGTGATGACCGAAATGGACTTGCCCAGATTTTCGACGTACTCCTTCACCTTTGCGGTGACCTTGCCGCCGATGGACAAGCCGGTCAGGATGCCTTCCTTGATGCGCTCGATGATGTCGGGGACCGTCTTGGATACCAGGATTTTCATCCAGACGCCTTTGCCCTTGACGACTTTGGTCTCCTTGACGGCTCCGATTTCCTTCTTGTAGTCGTGGTTGTAGAAGACTGTCGAGCACTCGAGGAGGGACTTGGCGATGTCCTCCAGGACGTTGTCGGCGAAGCGCTCGTTCTCGAGGTCTATGTCGGTTGTGACACCGAAGCCCTCGATGAAGAACTCGCCCGTCTTGGCCTTGTACTGCTTGACGATTTCGAACTGGAGGTGGACGTCTTTGGTGAGCACCTCAGGTGCTGATGTTGCCGCGTTGATGGTCATCACCCCCTCTCATTCTTTCTCACGGGGTTTCTTTCCGGTGTGCCCAGTCGTGGGGCGCTTGAGGGCGATGGAAGGCTTCTTCGTCGGCCGCGTTCTTGACGTTGCGGTGGGGGCCGCATTTGTCCAGCTTTGGGACCGGCCTAGAATGGCAATCCTCCCTGGCGTGCGCTGGGGTTACGCAGGGAGGGTATTCTCATGCGCACGGGGCTTCCTGGACTGCGGGATGATTTTGGGAAGGCTTGGGTATTAGTCAATTTTGGGCTTCTGCCAGTCGGGGATTTTCTTGTCCTCCGCCTTCTTGGGGTGGCGGAGGTAGTAGGGCTTGTCGCTGTTGACTTTGAAGAACATATGGCCGACACCCTCTTGCTCTTCGAGGCCTCTCGAGGAGAACCCCCAGATGCCATTGAG